AAATAAAAGAAACACTCTCTAGGATTGGAGTAGCTTCCCGCAAAGATCAAATTCTTTATCAGTCTTGCCACATTCTTCATAAGCAAGGCAGATACTTTATAACTCATTTCAAAGAGCTGTTTGCTTTAGATGGCAAGATTGCTGACTTCACTGAAAATGATATACAACGAAGAAACACTATTGCCAAATTATTGCAGGAATGGGGTTTAATTGCTATATTAAATACAGAAGAATTGTCAGGTTGTCCGATGAGCCAAGTTAAAATTGTTTCGTTCAAAGAAAAAGTTGAATGGGAATTAGTGCCTAAATACAATATAGGCAAAAAAAGATAAAAAAAGTTGACGTTAGCATATAAATGATGTATAAATATTAGTGTCAGATGAACTGACACTAATACCCGGGATGCCGTAAGGATCCCATTACATACTCGCTGAAAAGGAGACGCAAGATGGTAACTCGTAAGTTCAATGTAGCCGACATGGCTGAAATTTTAGATAATGTAAGACCATTCACAGTGGGCTTTGATCGTATATTTGACAATCTCAACAATGTATCAGAGATTGCAAGCAACTATCCCCCCTACAATATCATTAAACAAGATGATGAACACTTTGTAATAGAACTTGCAGCCGCAGGTTTTTCTAAAGAAGAGTTCAACATACATCTTGTACCAGAAGGCAATAAACTTGTTGTCCAAGGGGTACAAGATAGAGGTGAAGACACAAAAGAATACTATCATAAAGGCATTGCTGCTAGAAACTTTACACGAACTTTTGCTTTGACAGAAGATGTAGAAGTAGAAGGTGCAGAGTTTACAGATGGTATGCTTAACATTTCTCTCGTTAGGATTATTCCTGAGGAGAAAAAACCGAAAGAAATTACAGTGAAATAAATAGGATATTATTATGGCCAACGTACAAATTATAAAGCTTTCTTCAGGCGAGGATATCATCGGTGATGTTACTGAGATAAATCTTGAAGGCGGTAAGATGATTCAAATTTCTAAACCGTGTTATATTATGATGAGACCTAAGCCCGAGAATGAGTATGAATATGTACTTGGCCTTACCCCATACTGTCCGTATGCGAAAGATCAAATCATCCCAATCATGCCTACGCATGTCATTTCAGTATATAATCCCACTACTGCGTTGTTGAATGAATACAATAACAGATATGGTAGCGGTATTGTTGTTCCTGATGATAAAGTAGCTGCCCCTGCACCTAAACAAATCATCACAGGATAAATTATGTACGAATATAGAGCAACAATAAGAAGGGTCGTGGACGGTGACACCGTAGATGTTGACATCGACTTAGGTTTGGTGTATGGTTGAAAGATGAAAGGGTTCGTATCATGGGCATCGACACACCTGAGTCTCGCACCAGAGATAAGGTTGAAAAGAAGTTTGGAAAAGCTGCCGGTGCTAGATTGAAAAGTTTATTAGGAAAAACTGCTGTACTGAAAACTCGTGTAGCAAAAGGCGGCGAGGATATGAAAGGTAAGTTCGGACGAATTCTAGGAGACTTTCAGGTTTACTATGAAGCTGAAGACAGGTACTGCCTTGCAGGTGAGATTCTAGTGAAAGAAGGATATGCTGTACTGTATGAGGGTCAATCTAAGGACGATGTAGAAGACGCTCATCTGAAAAATCGCCAGAGGCTCATATCAGAAGGAAAAGTATCTGTATAAGTGCTTGACATATACTCTCTATCGTTGTATAATAGTTGAAATGATAGGGAGTTTATATGTTTTACACATACGCTAGACACTACGGCAACAAAATTCTTTACAGAGGTATAAGCACCTCAGGTAAACGACAAACAGCTAGACACGATTTTCAACCTACTCTTTTTGTCCCCTCCGACAAGCCAAGCATATACAAGTCTATGTTTGGAGAATCTGTTTCTCCTATTAAGTTTGAATCTAATACTGAAGCAAAAGAATTCATTCAAAGCTACTCAGATGTTTCTAATTATCCTATCTATGGTCAATCTGATTGGAACTATCAATATCTAACTGAAAAGTTTCCTGACGAAGTTGATTGGGATCAGAGTAAAATTAAACTCATATCAATAGATATTGAAACGACAGTTGATAACGGGTTCCCTGATGTCAACAATCCGCTAGAGCAAGTCACACTTATTACTATTCAAGATGCGGTTACTAAGAAGATTATTACTTGGGGCTGCGGTGAGTACACTCCTACTGAACATACCGCTCACTTGAATGTAGACTATCGATGGTGTGAAAACGAGAAGGCATTGTTTACTAGCTTTTTAAACTGGTGGGCTATGGATCCTCCTGATGTAGTGACTGGGTGGAATATTCAGTTATTTGATATTCCGTATTTAGTTTCTCGTACCGACAAGTTGTTCGGTGACGATATGAAAAAAGCCTTTAGTCCTTTCAATCTTGTTAAGAAGCATGTCGTAAAACTAGGCGCTCGTGAATTCTTACGCTATGAACTATGGGGAGTCGCTCAGTTAGACTATCTTGACTTGTACAAGAAGTTTACTTATGTCACTCGTGAATCTTATAAATTGGATCACATTACTGAAGTTGAATTGGGTCACAAAAAGTTAGAAAATCCGCATGACTCGTTCAGAGAGTTTTACGAAAAAGATTGGAATCTGTTTGTAGAATATAATATTATTGATACTGTGCTTGTTGACGAATTAGAAGACAAGCTCAAATTGATTGAACTTTGTTTTACTATGGCATATGATGGTAAGATGAATTATTCCGATGTATCTTCTCCTGTAAAAACGTGGGACTGTTTGCTGTACAATCATCTTTGGCAACAGAACGTTGTCTTTGGACAGAAGGAAAGTAAGCAAAGTCGTAGCATTGCAGGTGCATATGTGCAAGAGCCTGTTCCAGGTCAATACGAATGGGTCGAGAGTTTTGATGCAACCTCACTCTATCCTTCTATCATCATGCAATACAACATGTCTCCCGAGACGCTAGTGCCAGGCGAAGTGTACGATGTGACTGTTGATGGCATGTTAGAGAAAAAGTATTCCTTTGATGGTAAGTATGCGGTTGCATCTAACGGTCAATGCTTCTCTCGTGATAAGCTAGGATATATGCCAGAGATTGTACAGAAGTTTTTTGATGATAGACAGCGATATAAGAAGTTGATGAAGGAGTCTGAACAGTTACTTGAGGACACGAAAGATCCTAAGTATAAGAACGAGATTGCTAAATACAATAACTTTCAGATGGCTCGTAAGATTCAACTTAACTCACTTTATGGTGCGATGGCGAATGAGTACTTCAGATTTTTTGATACTCGAATAGCAGAAGGCATCACACTATCAGGGCAAGTTATCATTCGTGAAACTGCAATTGCTTTGGATGCTTATGTTAATGAAGTGTGCGGGACAAAGGGAGAAACCTACAGTTTCTATTCTGACACTGACTCCTGTTACATCACACTCAAAGCAGTTGTTGACAAATTCTTTGCAGACAAAGATACTAATAAACTAGTTGACATACTCGATAAGATTGGCACAGATCAAATTGAACCTTGCATATCAAGAGCAATGGACAAACTAGTAGACTATACACACGCCTATGAGAAAAAGATATTCTTCAAGCGAGAAGCGATAGCAGACAAGGCTATTTGGATCGCTAAGAAGCGATACGCTATGAATGTGTATGACAATGAAGGAACTCGTTATCAAGTACCTCAATTGAAGGTAATGGGATTGGAGATTGTTAGATCATCTACTCCTGCACCTGTTCGGGCTAGTTTGAAGGAAGCTGTTAGGCTTACTCTTACTACAGATGAGAACACTCTTCAAAAGTTTATAGAGAAAACGCAAAAAGAATTTAAGTCAATGTCTCCTGAGGAGATCGCATTTCCTCGAGGTTGTAATAATATAGGAAAATACACTTGCGATACTGAAATATACAAAAAAGGTTGTCCCATACACGTTCGTGGAAGTTTGTTGTATAATCATTACTTAGATGTAAATAATATATCGCAAAAGTATGAGAAAATACAAGAAGGGGATAAGGTAAAGTTCTTGTATTTAAAAGAGCCTAATACTATGCGTGAGAATTGCATATCATTCAACTCAAAAATACCTGCTGAGTTTAATGTACATCGCTATGTAGATTATGATGTAATGTTTCAAAAAGCCTTTCTTGATCCTATGGACACTATCGTTAAATCTCTAGGGTGGGAAACCGAAGAGACACATACACTAGAAGATTTGTTTTCTTAAAGTGCTTGACTTATGGTATTATATTATGTACAATGTATTTAATAATATGAAAGGGGGATACCCATGAAAAGAATAAAGCTTTGGTGGACAAGTTTGTGGTTTGAACAACACGAATTAATAATTACCGTTCCAGTGGATATCATATATCACGAAGACGGCTCTAGGACTGAAACAACACGAATGGATACATATCAAGTATCTAAATTGATAAAGACTACACCTAAAATTTTCATATTTGAAGACATAGATGGACGAAGGCATGAAATTAGATTTTTGAAGCCTGTAGTTTTTCACATTATAAAAGTATGGTAGGAGAAATAAATGAGTTTATTAGAAAAATTGAAGAAGAATAGTACGATTAAAGATACGTCTATTCTCACTGATTCAAAGTTCTTTGGTGCAAAGGACTTAATACAAACTGCTGTCCCTGCTCTGAATGTTGCGTTGAGCGGCAAGCTAGACGGTGGGTTAACTCCTGGGCTGACAGTATTTGCTGGTCCTTCTAAGCATTTCAAAACTGCTTTCTCATTGTTGCTTGCTAAATCATACTTAGACAAGTATGATGACGGTGTAGTTTTGTTTTACGATTCAGAGTTTGGTACACCGCAGGCATACTTCGATACTTTTGGTATTGATACTAGCCGAGTGATTCATACGCCTATCACAGACATCGAACAGTTGAAGCATGATGCAATGTCACAGATGAATGGCTTTGAGCGAGGCGATCATGTTATTGTGATTGTAGACTCTGTTGGCAACTTAGCATCTAAGAAAGAAGTTGATGATGCACTTGATGGTAAGTCTGTTGCTGATATGACACGAGCAAAGCAGATGAAGTCATTGTTCAGAATGATTACGCCTCACTTAACAATCAAAGACATTCCTATGGTGGTTGTGAATCACACTTATCAGACTATGGAAATGTTTAGTAAGGCAGTTGTGTCAGGCGGGACAGGTATCTACTACTCAGCAGATAATATCTACATCATTGGTCGGCAACAAGAGAAGACAGGTACAGACCTAACAGGCTATAACTTCATTATCAATGTTGAGAAGTCTCGTTTCGTTCGTGAGAAATCTAAGATTCCTGTTGAAGTATCGTTCACAGGCGGCATTGCAAAGTGGTCAGGGCTGCTTGATATGGCAATGGAATCAGGTCATGTTATCAAGCCTAGCAACGGTTGGTATCAGAGAGTAGACACTGATTCAGGAGAAGCAGTAGAACCTAAAGTAAGAAACAAAGATACTTACACTAAGGATTTCTGGTTGCCTATTCTTCAAGATCAGACATTCATCGATTGGATTGAAAAACGATATACAATCTCAAGTTCAGACGGCATAATGAAAGAAGAAATCACTGAGGAAGACATCGCAGATGTTTACGAAGCAATTGAAGTCTAAGGGTGCATGTGATCGTTGTCAAATGACGATTTATGAAAGTGACGAAGCAATATGTTTCCACACAGATGCAGAAGAATTGTATCTGTGTGGAGAGTGTGTTGAAATAATCCGTGAAGAATTTATGCGTGAGGAAAACATTTAGTGCAACAAAACATTGAAAGAATTATCCTATCTAATCTATGTTATAATGAAGACTTCCTCAGAAAAGTTATTCCTTTTCTAAAGCCTGAGTATTTTTCGAATGGTTCAGAGCGAGTTATATTTAATAAAATATCAGAGTATACTGTTAATTATAATGCGCCTCCGTCGAAGCAAGCTATTATCATCTCTGTTACAGATGACAAATCGGTTTCAGAAACTCAATACAATGAGATTCAAGAAATTGTAAATGATATTGAGAACGAAGACAGTAACTCAGAATGGCTATTAACTGAAACCGAAAAGTTTTGTAAAGACAAAGCTCTATATAATGCAATCATGGAAGGTATTCAGATAATAGATGGTCGTAATAAGGATATGGGTAAAGACGCTTTGCCTAGTATATTGTCTGATGCGCTTGCGGTAGGATTCGATAACAATGTAGGACATGACTATATCGATAACGCACCTGAGCGATATGATTTCTATCATAGATTAGAAGAAAAACTACCTTTTGACCTAGAAATGTTTAATAAGATTACTGATGGCGGACTTGCAAACAAAACACTGAATGTGGCGTTAGCAGGTACAGGTGTTGGTAAATCATTGTTCATGTGTCACATGTCTGCGGGTCATATAGCTCAAGGCAGAAATGTTTTATATATTACTATGGAGATGGCAGAAGAAAGAATCGCAGAGCGTATTGATGCAAATCTAATGAATGTTCCTATTCAGCAATTGAAAGATTTATCAAGAGAAATGTTTGATGATAGGATTGATAAGATAAACAATAAGATTCAAGGTAGGCTTATTATCAAAGAATATCCTACTGCATCTGCACATGCAGGACATTTTAAAGCA